CGGCGGCCTGGGTGTGGAAGGCTCGGAACTCTGCCTCCGACATCCTCACGTCGCCCTTGTCGGTTCGGGGTGGGGTCATGACGAGACGATCCCCACTTCCGTCGGCAGCGTCGCCGCCGTCCAGGGGGTGCTGTCCGCAGGGTTCAGATCCCAGCTCGAATAGACCGGCGATGGCAGGTCAGCCGAGGGCGTGCCGGGCGTCGCGTCGTAGTCCACGCCTCCCATGCGCAGGAAACCCGCGATGCCTGTCGGCCCGGCGGTGCCGAGCTGGGCCAGCTGCTTGACGTGGACGCCCGCGATGGTCGTGGCCCCGGCGGGACCGGTCGGCCCCGCGAGCGAAAAGGAGAGGCGCTGGCCCGCGATGTCGCTCGCCGCCCGCGTGGCGATGTCGCTGTCCTTGATCGCGTCGATCCCGCCGGAGAAGGCGTCGTAGGTTCCGACCAGATCCGGGGTGCGCCGCACGAAGCGCCGGCCGATGGTCGAGACGCCGTCGAGCACCGCGATGTGGGCATAGTACCATGTGGCCGGGTTGTAGAAGTCGAAGAGGTGGAGATTGCGCCAGACGCAGCGGACGGGGCGGCCCTTACCGCCGGTGTTGGCGGCGGTGGCGCTGCTGTGAAGCACGCCATCGATATGGAACTCGATGGTGATGTTGGCGCCGACGGCGATCTTGACGTCGACCCAGTAGGCCTGGTTGGTGGCGGCGACAAACGAAGAGGCCCCGTCGACGCTGGTATCGCCAATGGCCATCGCACGGTACTTCTCGTCGTCTCGTTCGGTCCGGACGAGCCCGACTTGCCGGTTCGCCGCGTCGTAGAACTCGAGAAAGATGCCGTCCTGTGCGATGACGTGGGCGTTGATCGACGGCGCCCGGTAGCGGAACCCGATCCAGATGTCGCCCGTGGGTTCCGCCCATGTCGCCGTGAAGGGCACGGACGAACTGTTGCTGGCGGTGATCTTGACGGCGTTGACGTCGTAGGCCGGATCAAAGCCTGCGGCGTCGGTGCTGATCAGCCCGGTCACTCCGGAGAGATCCGTGACCTGGTGGCCGAGATGGAGGATGTAACTCATGGGATCACCTCGATGTAGAGAGCGCTTGCGGCGGCGGTGAGACGCGCGTCCCCGCCGCGTTCGTGGAAAAGATCGGCCCGCGCCACGCTCAGCCGGGCGTCCGCCCCGAAGCCGATCCAGAGCGCAGCGTCGGCCACGGTCAGCTGGACCGCGCCGCCGAGACCGAGGAAAACCACGGTCTCGGGCACCGTCAGCCGGGCCTCCGCCCCGAACTCGGTCCAGAGGTTGGCCTCGGCGACCTTGATCCCGTCCGGCATGAAGAGCCGGATCGAGCGCGCGGCCCGAGCCTCATAGGTCGCGCTGCCCGCCACGCGACGCGCCTGCACCCGCACCTCGAAATGCTTCGTTCCCGTCGGCGCCGAGAGGATCGGCACATCCTCCTTCGTGAGCGTGAAGCTGGTAGCGTTGCCGACCTCGATCACCGACGCGGGCGGTTCGACGACCGCATCGGTGTCCGGATCGACCCAGCGGATCTCGAGGACGTAGATGACACCCGGCTCCGGGCCGATGTCGCCCGCGTCATAGGCGTCGATCGCGACACTCGTCTGAAGGAGCCGGTCGCGGTGCGCCCATGTCAGAAGCACGGGTCCGAGGTTCAGGACGTTGGGGTTCACGACCGAGACGCCGTTTCCGCGTAGGTCGCCCGGCGGCAGCGGCCGGATGGCGCGGGAGGCGAGCGTGACCTCGTCCTCGGGCGCCTGGCTGAGCGGCAGCGTCCCGAACCCCGTTTCCGGCAGCATTCTGACCGCTACGATCTCTCCCGCCGCGAAGCGCGCCTCGCTCGCGTTCGCGAGGAGCTGCCAGCAGTTCACCGGCGTGCCCGCAGGATGGACCTGCGGCACGGTGTCGAGACAGCCCCGACCGACCGTCAGGGTCGTGGTACTGACGCCGTCAATCCGGACGAGTTCGTCCCCGATCGCGGCGAGCGTGCCGATGGTCACGTCCGTGAGGCCCGTCCAGCTGCCGACCGGCAGCACCCGCTCGGCCGGATCGTCTGTCACATTCGCCGTCAGGAGCGCCGTCGGCACGAACTCGACGCCGGCCTCGAGCGCGTAGCCGGTGCCGCTGTCGATCCAGACCTGCGCCGAGAGCGCATCGGCCGAGGGGCGCTCGCCGGCGGCGACCAGCGCGCCCGCGTCCGGATCCTCGTCGAGCAGCGCATCGGCCTGCACGTGACCGAGTTCCCGCACAAGAAGCCAGTATGGCGCCTCGGTCACCCAGCGGCGCGCGAGCGGCTTCGGCGGCAGGATGAGCCGCCCCGGATCGCCGCTCTCGCCGCCAACAAGAGCGGTGTCGCCTAGACCGAAGACATCCTCGGCAATGCGAAGCCGCACGCCGTTCGCGCGCCCGTCGCCGTGGTCGATCTCGACGATGCGGACCGCGACACCCTCAAGACCGCGGCGCTGGCTTACGAGCCGGATCACGTCGCCCGGATCGAGATCGGCGCCGACGCGTGTGACAGTGATCTCGCCCGACAGGATCGGCGACGAAAGCGCGCGCAGGTCGCGTTCGGCCACGCGCACGGCGAGCGACTCGTAGCGGACCCCCGGATAGTCGGCGGTGGCGCTGACGACCTGTCCGAGGTCCTGGACGAGCGCAGTATCGGTGACGCTGACCGATCCAGTCTGATCCGTCCTTGCGTCCGAGAACTTCACGGTGACCGAGTTCACCAGATCGGCGGCCTCCCGGCGCCCAAGCTCGCCCCAGTCGACGACGTTGGTCTCGTCGAAGA